GTTCGCGGGTTCCTGCGCTGTGATGATGGAGACAGATTATCCCAGCTATCTCGTTGCGGATATCAATCCTGACCTGATTAACATGTATCAGCAGATTAAAGATGATGCGCTCGGTTTTGTTGAGCGAGCAAAGCACCTTTTCAATACATTTGGTACTGAGGATGGTTATTACGACAGCCGTGACTCTTTCAACTATGACCGCGACTCTGAGTGGAGGCCTGCTCTCTTCCTGTATTTAAACCGCCACGGCTATCGTGGTGTTTGTCGCTATAACAAACGCGGCATTTTTAATGTGCCGTACGGCAACTACAAAAAGCCGTATTTCCCTGAAACTGAAATTCGCGCCTTTGCTGAAAAGGCCCAGCGCGCAACGTTCATTTGTGCCGGTTACGAAGAGACCCTGGCGCAACTGCTGCCCGGCGATGTGATTTACTGCGATCCTCCGTATGACGGTACGTTTGCCGGTTATCACACCGCGGGCTTTAGCGAAGACCATCAGTATCGGCTGGCCTCTGTTCTGGAGCGCCGGTCATCAGAAGGGCATCCGGTTGTTGCTTCCAACAGCGACACGCTTTTGATCGGCTCGCTGTACCGTAATTTCACCCTTCACAAAATTACAGCCGCCCGCAGCATGGGTGTGGCCGCCGGTAAAAGCAAATCTGCCGCTGAGGTTATTGCTGTTTCTAAGCCGTTCGTCTGGATGGGCGTCGATTATGCGGCAGGGTGCGACAGAACGGTTATTCATGAGGTGCGGGCGTGAGTGATGTTGCCCTGCCTTATGCATGGAACGCGCCACGCGAGGCCATTGCCAGCCCATACCTGACACATGCAGAACAGCACCGCCGCGATCAGCAGATTGCGGCGTTGCTGCGTGCGCGTCATGAGCTGGAGTTACAACCGGACTGCGTACGTTACGACGTGCGCCGCCGGGCTGACGAGCTGGAGCGCCACCACGGTTTAGCGCGGGCCAATGCCTTTCTGGTGAATTTCACCCGGAAGGCATTGCCACGCCTTGAGCTGGTTAAGAATAAATACAGCATCGCCGGGATCGAGTCAGAAGTTTCCGTCGCTGCGTTCGGCGGACACTTTGACGCCGCTGACGTGCGCTTTATGGCGTCCCGCCTGGTAAATATGACGGGCCGGTTTAACCGCCTGCCCGATATGTCAAAGGCAGATATCGATCTGCTGGCCGGTGATATCGCGAATTTCATTATTTCCGAACTGGGCACTATCGAGGTGGAAGCAGGCAGTGACCTGAAACTCCTGCACGCCTCCTACCACTGCGCCGCCCGCATCACCCGGCATTTCAGGAATGCGCCGCCGCTGTGGGAACGCATCACCACTAAGTTTGTGACGGCTAAAGACGTGGCCCCGTCGACTCTAAAAATGGCCTCAGAAAAATGGTGGCAGGGCCGCCTGCGCCGCGTCGCTGCTGAGTGGCGCGAACATCTGCAAATTGCCCTGGGCAATGTCAGCAAAACCCGCACAGCATACGCAAGCAGGGGCTGCGTTACAGAATGGCGCGAGCAGAAGCGCCGCACGCGTGAGTTTCTTAAGGGAATGGAGCTGGAAGACGAAGCAGGCAACCGCATCAGCTTGATCGACAAATATGACGGCAGCGTGGCTAATCCGGCGATCCGTCGTTGTGAGCTGATGAACCGCATCCGTGGCTTTGAAAATATCTGCAACGAGCTGGGCTATGTTGGCGAGTTCTACACCCTCACCGCACCGTCAAAATTCCACGCAACAACCCGCGCCGGTTACCGTAACACAAAATGGAACGGGTCAAGCCCGGCGGATACGCAGCGCTACTTGACTGGCCTGTGGGCCAAAATCCGCGCCAAACTTCACCGCGATGAAATCCGCGTGTTCGGGATCCGTGTTGCCGAGCCTCATCACGACGCCACGCCGCACTGGCACATGCTGATGTTCATGTTGCCGGAAGACGTGGCCCGCGTGCGCGCCATCATCAATAAATACGCCTGCAAGGAAGACCGTCAGGAGCTGAAAAGCGACAAAGCCCGTAAAGCCCGTTTTCATGCTGAGGCTATCGATCCGAATAAAGGGTCGGCGACTGGCTACGTGGCGAAGTACATCAGCAAAAATATCGACGGCTACGCCCTGGACGATGAGCGCGACGACGAGAGCGGCGAAACGCTTAAAGAAACCGCGCCCGCTGTTTCTGCCTGGGCGGCCCGCTGGCATATCCGGCAGTTTCAGTTTGTTGGCGGTGCGCCGGTCACCGTTTACCGCGAGCTTCGTCGAATGGCTGACGCAGAGACGGCGCGCGGCCTGAGTATCGAATTTGCCCTTGTACATGACGCAGCTGACGCAGGCGACTGGGCCGGTTATGTAAATGCACAGGGCGGCCCGTTCGTACGCCGTGACGATCTGCAAGTGCGCACCTGGTACGAAAGCAGCGATTCGGTCAATGACTACGGCGAGGAAACCGTCCGCATTAAGGGCGTTTACGATACCGAAGTTGGCGACGGCTCGCCGATTGTGACCCGCGTTGTGCAGTGGAAAATTGTGCCGAAGCGGGCCGTTGTCCTGGCCCTTGATGTTAAGGGCGCTACTGCGCCCTCTCGGAGTTCTGTCAATAACTGTACGGGGGATCCGGTGCCGGATCCCGGCATCGATCTCACCAGGCCACTAAACCGACGTGAGCGCAGACAACTGGCGGAGCGTTTGAAGAAGAAAAAACCTGCTGCCGCACAGAAATTCGACCACGTTACGGAGCAGAACGCGGCGGCCATAGCCAAGGCAACTGACGAAATGCACCTTTTAACCGGCGAAACACTCAGCCGGGGAGAGGCGCTGTCTTTAATTTCCGGCGCGGCGCTGTTTATTGGTGGCCGCTGGCGTAGAAGTTCTGCGAGTGGTGACGTTTATGCTGCTAAAACGCCAGTTTCAGCCGGGGCAACCAGCATCATGAGCAGGGTTCGCCAACTCGAAAAGGCCGCAAAAAAACGCTGCTAATTTACAGATTGGCTCGGTTAACCATTGTTGCGCTTAACAATTTCCCTCAGACATATCCGATTGAAAGATAAAAAAACATTTCACATCCCAAAGTTTTTTATATACTGTGTTTATATACAGTGTAGTTGTTAGGGGGGATGATGGACGATTTGCAAGAGCGGGTACGGTTGGAGCGTGTGGAGCTGATTGCCAGACTGGTGTCAGAGGGTGTTTGTCATGAGCGAGACAGGGAAATAGCGCTTAACCTGATAGCCGAAATAGCTGGCGACGCCACAATTCGCAACCGGCAGTTTTCCGTAATCTTCTCTGCCATTCCTTTTGAATAAGGAGCGTTGCGGGTGTTAGAACTGGTTTCTAACGCCTGCAAGGCTCAAACAACGAGCACAGCGAGGCGTTAGCATGGGTTTTCCATCACCGGCGCAGGACTATGTTGAGCCAGTCCTCAACTTAAATGACCTCTGTGATATCACAGGAAACGGTCGTGTTATTGAAACATCAGCAGGTTATGCAGTGATTAACCCCGCACTAAAATGTCCACCGGGCGCAGACGTTCTGATCCAGGCGTTCGGGCGCACACATTTTGCTAAGGTCGCGGGTCAAGCTTTTATCACTGCCGACGGCGAAGCGCTGGAAGGCGAAGCTCTGGACGATGTGGTGGTTTTAGGGCGAGTAACACACCTGATAAATCGTGCTGTCAGTGACGATAATTGCCCGGTGATTTAGGGAATATTTACCCCTAATTACCAGTTTTGCAGTCATGCGTGCATAAGGTGCATGAATTTGCATGATCGTTTGAGGATCGTTAACACTCAGGCCCGCCAGTCCCGACGGGCTTTTTCGTGGGTCATGCAGGTGCATTAAAACCGACCCATAAAGCGGGCAGGCGTGGCGGGGAAAGCATTGCGCGCTGCGGTAGAAAAAGTTGTACTTAGCTGAAGCATTC